CGATACCACAGCATTGAGCGCTGTACTGTTTGCGATGATCGCCGCCATAGCGGTCGAAGATGCAGCCACAGCCGTCATAGCGGTCGAAGATGCAGCCACGGCCGTCATGTCAGCATAGTCCGCAGGATTCAAACCGGCCAGCTTCGCCACGGCCTTGCCAATGACTGCGCTGGTCGCTCCCGTAAGGGTGGCCCAGGCTGTTTCGTTTGCCTTGACAGCTTCAACCGCAACCGCGCTCTCGTAGACTGCGGCAACAGCCACATAGGACGAAGCAACCGCGTTCATCGCTACATGAGAAGTCACCACCGTATTGAACGCTGCGGTGTTTGCAATGACCGCCGTCATAGCAGTTTCGCTTGCAGCTACCGCGTTCATTGCGGCCTGAGAGGTTGCAACCACATTGAGCGCCGTCGCGTTGCCGATGACAGCCGCCATCGCAGTCTCGCTTGCGGCAACAGCATTGAGTGCAACCTGAGAAGTTACAAGAGCGTTAAGCGCCGTCGCGTTGCTGACTACAGCCGCCATTGCAGTCTCACTTGCAGCCACTGCCGTCATAGCGATATCGCTGGCGGCAACCGCGTTCATATCCCTGTACAAATTGCAGCTCTGTCCTGCCAGAGTTGCGATCCATTTCCCGGCGCTTACCGTGCCGGCACCTGCGGCACGAGACATAACCGGATCGTGCAGGATTTCCAGACAGCGAGCGCTGTCCGAGTACATCGCGTCCTGACTTTCCGCGCCTGCCTCGTAAATGCTTCCGAGAAACGTCTGCACCGCATCGTCGATATACGGCGAAGCCGCAAGCAGTGCATAAAGCTCCTGTGCGTTCTTGTCCGGCGTTTCCGGCTCGTAGCCGAGCACGACCGCAACGCCGCCTGCGTTGCTCACGAACGCCTGCGCCTGTGCCCTGCTGGCAAGGATGGTGCGCAGGCGGTGTACGCCTTTTCGGTAGTTATCCTTAAACTCATGCGAGTAATAGCTGAAATCCTGCTGAATCTTCTTGAGCATTACTCGTCACCTCCAAACTCAATAGCGATATAATCCATTTCGATCTTCTCGTCCGTTGTAACTGTGCCGTATGTCGGCAGCGTGATTACCGGCAGCGTCACGCCGGAAACATAGGTGACCTTGCTGTGACCGGGCGAAGTGCCCGTATCCGAGCCGATATAGCCGGTAGCGGTAGTAACTGTGCCCTCTGTCACGCTGCCGTCCTGCAGCTGCGGCTTGCGTACGCAGTACAGTAATCCTTCCTTGCTCACGTTCTTAATCTCGCAAAAACCGCTGAATTCCTTCGGCGTCACCGTCACAACCGGTACGCCTTCAAACGGATGGCGGAATTTGAACGTGTTCCAGCCCGCACCGGCGTTGATAAAGCAGCCGGTCTCCATTGAGTAATCGTCCAGTTCGTTGGTGCTGCGCGCCGGTTCTGCCGCTTCGATCATGTCAAGCACATCCTGCGCCAGTCGATCGGCGGTCACGGCCTGCAGCGCCAGCTTGATGGTGGTCACGCCGTAGTCCGGGATAACGCCCGCCGTTACATCGTCGATCTGCCTACGAATTTCCTCGAGCGCGGCCTGTACCGTCTCGCTCGTCACGCCCTTGAACGGCGTAATGCCGACCCTGCCCGCGCCCTCGGCGGATTTTACAGCATTGATATACTGCACAAGGTTAGCCTGCAGCTGCTCGAGCGCGGCCTGTACGGTATTCGCGGTCACGCCGTCAAACGGCGTCATGCCGACGTTTTCCGCGCCGTTCACCTTTACCGCGTCCCGGTAGTCCTCGAGGTTCTTCTGGATGCTCTGCAGCTGCTCCTGCACCGTGCCGCCGGTCACATTGGTAAACTCGGTCGCGCCGATCTGTCCGGCGCTGTTTGCGGCCTGCAGGCTCTCGATCAGCTTGTTAAGCCTCTCGATAATAAGCAGCGGCAGCAGATCGAAAACCTTCTTGTTTTCCTCGGCCGAGCCGGTCAGCGCGTCCGGCTGGCTCTGCACGCCGGTCTCTGCCGCCTTTTCGGCTGAAATTTTGCTTTCACCAAACGTCATGTCCTCACCTCACTGTCTCTTTGCGTACTTTGCGATAAAATACCGGATGACCACTTCGTGTACGCCGAAGCCCTCGTCCACCGTGTCGGACTGCAGAATGACCTGAATCGCCTTCCAGCCCTTTCGTTTGAAAAGAAACGGGATAATGGAGTTGACCACCGTTCCGAACGGAAACCGTTCAAAGCTGATATAATGAAAATTCAGCCGATCCGCTGTCACGCGCTTCATGAGCGTTCCGTGGTCGGTTTCGAGTCTTACCCAAATCTCAACCGCACTGCGCGTGTACGCCTTGAGGTGTACGCCGCTGCCGCGCTTGGGCATGGTTTTCAGTATCATCGGCGTGTTCATCGTGTCGAGCTTGGTAGCCCACTCGGTGTGGATGGCCGCGCCGTCATCCGAGAACGCGTTCATCATAATGTCATTGTTCTCGTCTACCAGATCGTCATTAAACCGGCAAACTCTGCCGTCCTCAGTGCCGAAATACAGCGCCTGTTCGTGTGAACAGAGCACCTTTGCGGGCACGTTCGTCCAGAAGTACCATTCATAGCCGTTGTCGCTTTTGTCCTGATTGCCGTCTGCCACATACGCGCAGCCGTCGATCACAAGCACATACCAGCCGCGCCAGCAAGCGGCTACAGCGTCCGCAAGTCTGCGCTCCTTGCACAGCTTAGGGTTCACGCGGCGGCTTCGGCAGAATAACTGCCGCACCTGCATGTTGTTATAGAAGGTCGTGGTCGGTGCATATACGCCTCTGGGAGACAGGTACAGCGGATCGTCATTCAAATTCGCAGAGGAATACTTTGCAATCGCGCCGTAGCCCGGCACGCCCTCTTTCAGCGGAAAGGTTGCCACATCGTTCAGCATCGCGCCGGAATGGTGCCAGATCGTGCCCTCCTGTCGATTGTCCTTCTTGATGAGCAACAACTCGCCCTGCGCCTTGAGATAGCACATAATCGGAAAGTCTGAACTGCCGACTACCGAATAATTGATATCCGGGAAATACGTCGGGTCAGACAGGCCAGAAAACCATTCCATAGCCGCGTGCTCCCTGTTGCCGGAAACAAAAACGCGGTTGCTGCTGCCGTCCATGCCGTAAATCGCAAAAATTGTGCAGCCGAGGATCTTCTTCCGGTCCTCGGTGGTCTTGGCAAACTTCACTTCAAAATTGGAGATACCGGCGTTCTCCGGCGCGCTCGGTGCTGTCTCAAACGTCACCGTGCCCTTCTCCGCATCGTAGCTTTTCACAGTAATTGCACTGCCGTTTAGATAGGCCGCCGTCGGCGTGCAGTCCTTGTCAATGCCGGTCACGTCCAGCTGATAGGTCGTGCTTGTGCCGTCTCCGATAAAGCGGTTCTTGCGCCACTTGCACAGCATATTAACGTTTTCGTAGGTCTCGCCGCCGCCTGCCGCCTTGCGCTGATAGCTGGTCAGCGGACAGTAGGCGTTGTCGTCTACCGCGTGAACGGCGGTTTTGCCGTCATAAACAACGTAGTGCTCGCCGGTCAGGATGAACAGCTTGCCGTGCATGTAAAAGCCCTGGCTGCGGCCGCCGCTGTTCAGCTTGTCCAGCAGCTCCTTGCGGCTGTCCTTTACTTCCTTGTAGTCAGCATCGAGCTTTACGGCATACAGCTTGCTCCCCGCATGGACGATGAGCGTCAGGTTTTCCTCGTCATTGTCGTTCTCATAGGGAAAAATACCGGCGACAGGAACAGCCTTGCCGTCCGCATCCGCAAACCGCAGCAGCGTGCGCCATCCATAGCGCCGTTCCGGGAAACCGCCCTCGTCTGCAATCACGTTCACCGCACGCGGCGAGCGTCCATCGTCGATCTGGGTCTCATCCGTGGAGTAGTCCAAACCCTTAAAGCGCTTATAATGCTTGGTGCCTTCCTCGGATTCGGTAAAATCCGGCACCGTAACCTTACGCGGCATGTCTTACTCCTCCCCGTAATCCGGCACAGCAGGCGCAGCGTCCTCGAGTGCCGAAACAAACTCATTCCGGAACATCACGCTTTCCGCCTTGCGGTTCTCATCGTCGAACAGCAGCGCCGCAGCAAGTCCCCACGGCAGCGCCACGCGCGTGATCCGGTCGTCCCAGTCGAGCACCGTGCTGTCTATCGTCGTGATCTCCGGCGTGCTTGTCAGCTCCTCGTCACCGCGCTGTGCGCGGATGGCGTTCTCATACGGCAGCGCCTCCACAAGCAGGCTGTCGAGCAGCGTCGGCGAGTAGCTGTCGAAATCGACGTCCGTTCCGGGCGCTTCAATAATTTTTGCCAGTGCCAGCGTATAAATGCGTTTAATAGTCGTCGCCACGCTCTCACCTCCTAACAAACAGAGGGTGGGCAGCCGCCCGCCCTCCTGGGTCTTTACTTATCGGTAGCCTCCGCAATATCCGAGGTCAGCTTGCCGCCCTTGCCGAACGCAACCACGCGGATGGTCTCGCCCGCCTTGGTGGCAACCGTGCCGGCGTTGGCAACCGTCTTGCGGTTTGCCGAGAAGCGCGGATCCGAGCCGTCCAGCGTGTACCAGATTTCGTCCGCACCTTCCGCCGTAACGGTCGCACTGTGCGAAGCAATCGCTACGGTGCACGCCTGCTTGCTGCCATCCTTGCCGATAACCACAACGGCGTCCGCCTTGCTGGCCAGTACAAACAGGTCGTAGGTCTGGCGGCCTTCGATCAGCGCACCGGAAATGCCGGGCGGGTCCTGATGAATCTTGGTGTCATTGATACGGTACGGGAACGCCAGCGCGGATTCCTGCGCCGCAACCATGTAAACGTCGGTCGGGAACATATTGCTCGGCACCTTGACTACGGTAAAGCCCGCGATCTGGCCAACCGTGCCGGTCGGCAGCTGCTTGCCAGCCAGCGAATCCAGGCCGTGCCACTCGTCAGACAGGATAATCTTTGGGTAATCCTTAGCGCGTACAAACAGTACGCGGCCGTTTTCCGGTACGAGGTGCTCGTCCATGTAGGTTGCCGCGTCGTAGACCATGGTAACAATGGTGCTCTTAGTCGGCTCTGCGGTTACGCCTGCAATGTGGCCGAGCTTTGCAATACGCGCAAAGCCGTACTTGTCACCGGTCGGCACGCACTGCTCTGCAATCTGCTGACGCAGCCACTGGCCGCTCTTGTTGCTGATAGCCTGCTCGCTCTCATCGCCCTTGTCAACAACGCCGGTAAAGGACTTGTCCTGCGTCATCATGTACTCAACAACGGTGTCCTGTACGTCCTTCACCTCGCCGTATCGGCTGTTGCCGTTGCGGGTGTAGTCCACAACAGGGGTGGTGTTCAGCATATATACGCGGCAGGTTTTCGCGCCGGTCATCTCCACGTTCGCCTTGCAGTGAGCGCGCAGGAACGAGGTGTGGGTATACAGTTTCTCAATAGTAGAGGCATATTTAGTCGTAAGATTGATTGCCATAAAGTGTTGTCACTCCTTTTAGCTTCACAGTCCCAACAGTCCGCGCAGGAACGGATCAGAGGTGTCACTCTCATTTCCTGCCACACTGCCGGGGCTTGTCTGTCTGTTTGTCTGATTCTTCTCTGCGATCCTGACCGCCTGCTGATTCTGTTCAGCCTGATAGCGCCAGTGCGCGGCGACGGGAGTCATGCCCTCGCTGTTCACGAGTTCCATCACACGCGGCGGAATGTCCTCCGGTTTGTGAACGCCTGCGAGTGTCTCGTATTCGTCCCAGGCCTTTTCATTGGCCGCCTGCCGTGCCTGTTCAACGGTCTGATCAATTCTCTGCTGCATGGCGGTAAGCTCCGCCTGCTGCTGTTCGGCAGCCTGTGCCTCGGCTGCCCGCCGGGAAGCCATGCGGCCCTCGGCTATCGCCTTGAGCGCCGCATCCGGCGTTTCCGGAAACTCCGCGCGGCACTTCTCGATTTCAGCCGAGAGCAGCTGCTCATTGCGTGCGCCCTCCAGCTGTTCCAGGTACTGCTGCCGGTTCATGCCAGCGGCCTCAGCGTACTGATCCAGTACGCGCATTTCCCTCTCGGCCTTGCGGTCATAATTCATGCCCTTCTGGAGCAGTTCGACCGGGTTCGCGCCGAGTGCACCGGTCAGCGCCTGCACTGCGTCTGCCGGCAGCAGGATCTGCTGTCCGTTGAAGACGAGCGGCACGGTCTGCACCGGCTGTTCCACCGCCTCCGGCGGTACTTCGCCGCCCTCTGGCGGCTGATTCTCCGGTTCTTCCTGCTGCTCTTCGGTGCGCTGGTCTTCCGCACCGTCCTGCACGGTCTCCTCCTCGCCCTCGGCAGCGGCCTGCTGGTTTTCCAGACCGTTTTCTCCCGTCAGGCTTTCGAGGAAAGCGTCGCCGTTAAAACCGTCCATGTCCGCGCCGGTGTCGGATGTATTGCCGTCCTCGGCAAAATACTGTAAACCGATACCCCCGCGAATCTCGCTTCCGTCCATGTGATTGCTGGTCTTCCAATCCATTTAGACAATCCTCCTATATGCAAAAGACTTTCGTCTCATTGCCGTGTGTTTATCGTGTGTTTATCGTGTGTTCCTGCACTCCGGCGGACGCACCGCCGTTCCGTAAGCAGTGCACCCACCCGTTTTCCATAACGCTACATCAAAAGAGGTGAACCCGGACGAGGGTGATATGGCAAAAACGCCCACGCCCGCCGCAGTGCAGGAAAAGAGATCGTGTCCGAGACTCTGACGGGCAGGCAAGGAAAAAATGAACTCAGAAACCTTGCCGCCGCCATACAATAGAAAGGAGAAAATAGGTATGGCCGTTCCGTGCAATGCAGGCTCGGTCGTTGGGCATTACTGCCCGTCACAGTCTCGGACTCAGTTGTATTCCGGCGCTCGGACGGACGCCCTCGACCCGAACGAGGGTGCCCGCCATCAGAAAGAAATAAGGGGAATCAATGGGCAGGTGAGGTCAGCTCCCGCCCGTCCGAACGCCGGAACAGAAAAATCAATAATCAGGTTCGAGAATCGGAACGCCGTACTGCACAGCGCATTCGCGCTCAATCATGCAGCCGCGTGCGTCCTTCCAACCCTTGGCGAAATAAACGAGATCCGCATCTGCCATAAGCCGGATAGACTCAGCTATGAACCAAAGTGGCTTTGCGTCGTGCGGTGCATCCTTAAAAAATGAGTCGATGATTTCGACAGGCTCACCGATATATTCAGTCGCTTCGCGGATAGCACGCTCACGCGCGCGTTCAATCTCATCGTTGGTCTTGTCCTTCATAGGCTGAGAAATAAATAACTTTTTCATGCCGTACCTCCCTCAAAACCGGAACGGTCTGTCCGTTCCCTTCTTGGTGAACTTCGCCTTCTGTGTGTTCAGCTCATCCTGAAGCGCCGCAAACATGCTTTCAACCTGCTTCTCGGTGTACTCATACGAGCTTGCCGCCAGATGGCCGATCAGGCTGATCGCCTTGCACGCACGCGAAACGCGCGGCTCTGCCAGCCTTACAAAGCGCTCCGCCTTGCTCTCATTCGTGTTATCCATTCATTAAACCTCCCTGCTGTAATGCCTGCTGCATGTTCGCCTGTTGCTGCACGCGCTTTGCAGCCTCGACCAGTCCTTCCTGATCCTTAACCGAGCCTTCCGGCATGCGGCTGAGGAACTCAACCATATTCGGCATAACGCCTGCCGTCTGCAGATTGTTAAGCGTAGATACCTGCAGAATCCTCGACCAGTAGCTTGCCTCACCAATATGAATATTGAGATCCAGCGCCTCCACCGGCAGACTTGAGAAGTCATACATCTCCACAAGCGTCTGCTCCTGCGTCTCGCCGGTCTCGTCCGTCACCTCGTCAGTGATCTTGACCTGACGCATGCCGTAATAGGCGTGCATCATGTCGATCAGCACCCGCTCGTAGTCCTCGACAAACTGGTAATATGCGATTTTGGTCAGCGCCAGCGGCGCGGCGTTCGCGGTCTGTACCGCTACGATTGCACTGCTGTTCTCCGGATTCTTTACGTTGCCGAGCGCGGCATCATTCCCACCGGCAACATTTTTCAGTGCGTCCGTCATGCTGGACGTAATACCGGTTGCCTCGGTGGGAATGGGCATCGAGCCCGCAACGCCGGTCAGCGCGTCCTTCACATCTCCGGTGACGCCGATGGAAGTCGCATCCGGGTCCCAGCCCTTGGGGAACTTATTGCGGTTGTATACCAATTTCGGTATAGCATTATTCCGCAGCATGAGCGCAAGCGCCGTCCACTGCTTGTTGATCTCAATCTGCGTGTTGATGAGCGGTTTGATCTCCATCACGCCGTGATAGCAGTTCTTCCGCGGCTTCCAGCTCATGTACGCGACGGGATAAAGTGTCATTTCCGTCGCCACGTCCTGTTCGATGAGTACGCGCCCGCAGGAGCGGCAGTAATGTACCCTGCCGTCCTCGCTTTTCCAGAACCGCACAAGCTCATTGCCGAGGCTGTCGCTGTTATTCTGCTCGTCATCACCCTTGTACAGGCCGTCGGACTCGCCCTCAATGGTCTCCCATTCCTTGCAGCCGAGCCGTTTTGCGTCCTTGCGGATTTCGGATACCGGTCTGCGGCGCACAATGATAAGGTACGGCTGCTCCTGCACGTTCGCATTAGAAGGATTTCCGAACAGAATATTCGTGTTCATTACCTGTTCGGCGCAGATTTCGCCCTGCACCCCGCCCAAACCGGACTGCTTGCTTGCGTCAAAGTAAAAATACAACGCCGCGTCACCGTCCACGCAGGCGTCACGCAAGACCATGTGGTGCTTACTTTTCAGCTTGGTACGCTCCACCACGCGGTCAATGCTCTGCTCAAGGATTTTCGCCGCATACTCGGCCTGCTCATCCGGAAGGAACGGCTCAACCTCCTGATCCACATCGTTCGAGACGATCTGCGCCACCTTGTAATGCACGATCGGGTCGAGCACGTTCATCGTGATCGGACGCAGGTTTTTGCTCTTGAGTCCTTCCCACTGCTTCCCTTCCACAAAGTTCTCGCACTGCTTGACGTCCTCGTACAGGCCGAGGCCTGTGTTGTACTGCACGCCCTTTTCGTACTCGGCTTGCACCCTGTCAGCCGTGAGCGTGGTTTTCTGCTCATTCATCGCTTAATTCCTCCTGCCCGTGGGCGGTGCCGTCATAGCGCAGCAGATTGTTCACCTCACGCATAATGCGGCCCTCGGTGCTCAGGCGGTACGCCTGTTCCTTGAGAAATTCCTCTTTCCAGCGCTCTGCGGTCTCCCGCTCGGTGATGAGCGCCTCATTCATCTTGCGGCGCTCCTGCTTGAGATTATCAACCTCGTTGCGTGCGCTCCACATCGCACTGATTGCCGCGTCGTGTGCATCCTTGGTGGAGTCGAGTTCTTCCTGCAGCTCCTTGAACTTCCTGCGCTCAGTCTGCAGCTCCTGCCGCAGACGGCAGGCCGTGTCCTCACTCTCCCGCAGAGCCTGCTCAACCTTAGTGCAGCGCTCCACAAGCTGTGCATGCACCAGTTTTTCCGCTCCGAGCCGCTGCTCGTTTGCCTGCGAGGCAAGCTGAAAAGATTCCGCCTCAAAGGTTTTCTTACGCAGATCCGCGCCCAAACGCTTGGCGTTTCGGGTCTGCACGGCCGCCAGAATGGCACACATCGCTGCAACAGCACTAATAGCTAAATACATTTCCCATTTCCTCCTCGGTAGTCAGTTCGTTGTACTCTCTGGGTTCGCTTGCCGCAATCGGACGGCCGGCCACAAAGTACCGCAGCATATCCGCCGGATGGGTGAACTCGTGCGGATCGTTTGCCACGTCGTCCGGGTGCTTCTCATCGTGCAGCAGCATCGGTAAACTCTTGATGGTCTGCGTGCAGTTGGAGAAGATCATCAAACTCGGCTTGCCGGTGTCCTTGCGTACCTTCAGATATTCCTTCAGGTCGAGCCAGCCGAGCACGCGGTCGTTTTTCGCTTTTTCCAGAAACACTCCGCATTCCGCAAAGCGGTCTGCCGCGCTGCGTCCGGTGTCCTGCCGCCGGTTCCAGAGGTCAGGCGGTGCGAAGGTGATCGCATCGCGTTCCACCTCGTCCGAGCGCTCCAATATGGCGTTCGCCGCGTCCGACAAAATCAGTCCGTCGTGACCTTCACCCAAATCCTTGCCCTCACAGAATTCCTTGTACAGATACGCGGTTCCCTGCTCGTCCACGGCAAACCAGCCGACGGCCAGCATATCAAAGCCGTAGTCAAGCGCCTTGTACCGCGTCCAGTGGTCGGGTATCGGGAAAGCCTCGCAGACGTGCGTCTCGCGCCGGAACTCGGGGAAATACTGCCCTTCAAATACATCCCAGTCACCGTACAGCATCGCCCGCTTGCGGTCTTCGGGCAGATTCTCGAGCGCGTTCACATAATCCGGGCTGTTGTGCATCAGCGCCTTGTTGTCATACACATTCGCCTGAATAAAGACGTAGTGCTCCGGCTTTTCGGTCTTTTTGTACTCCCGGTCGATAAATAACCGCTTGAACCATGCGTGACCGACGCCGCCAGGGTTGCAGGTGAAGTACATCCTCGGCGGGAAGTGCTCCGCCATCAGACCGGAAGAACGGTTGGATTCCGTCATCGTGGTAAACACGTTCTCAGGGAACTGCGTACACTCCTCCAGAAAGATAACGTCATACGCCTGACCCTGATACTGGAGCAGGTCGCTGTCATGCCGGCAGTAACCGAACTTGAGCCGTGCCCCGTTGGGAAAGATAAACGCCTTGTCCGTGCCGTTGTACTTCGCAACGCCGTTCAGCTCACGCATCGCAGGCAGCAGGTGGTTTTCTTTCAGCTCCGGGTACGTCCGGCGCATGAAAAGCACCTGAATGCCGTCATAGCGCAGGCATAGCAGCTCGGCCTTCATGCGTGCGACGTAGCTCTTGCCGCCGCCGCGCGCACCGCCGTAAGCGATATACCGCGCCCGACTGAGCAGAAATTCCTTCTGTTTGGGGTACGGACTGGAAAACGTCAGCCGATTCATTCCGCAAACGCCTCCTCATCCGGAGACGCGAACGTGATCTGCGCGCCTGCGCTCTCGCCCTCGTTCAAATGCGCCTCAAGCGCTTCCTGTCGTTCCATCATATCCTTGAGCGTGCCGGACAGCTCGCGCAAAGTGGTGCCGGTGTAGTTCGTCACGATCTTGCCGAACAGCTCGACCTGAGCCGGATCCAGCGAGATACAACCGTCCTTCGCAGCCTTGCGGACAATCGCAAGCCCTTCGTCCAGATCCTTCATCTCGCTGAGCGTCGCGGCAGCCTTGCGGCCGAGGGAACGAACAACATCGTCCACGACCTTGTTACACCGCTTGATCTGCGTGCGACGGATCTCACGCCGGGCGGCAATACCGTCCTCGTCTCCCTCGTTCTGGGTGTGCACCCAGTCCGCGAGCGTCGATTTCGGAATGCGCAGCCGGCAGGCGGCATTTGTGATCGAGACGCCGCTCGCCACGAGCGCAAGCGCCTCCTCTTTGAACTTCTGGTCGTACTTACTCCCGCGCTGCTGCATCCAATCACCTCCCGCGCGTGTCTTGTTTTGCTGAATACAAGTATAATCGGGAAAATCGGAAAAAACGGAAAACTTTACTCCGGCAGAAAAAAGCGCCCGAGCGCGTCCGTCAGAACGCGCAGGAGCGCATAAAAAAGGGCAACCCTCTCGGATTGCCCTTTGTCGATTTGTGTGTTATACTGTTGTTGCGGACGCAGCCATGTTAACGCTATGTGCGGTTATTCCCACCTTACCCAACACGAGGGGAGGTGATGCTATGATGGTTACATTTTCTGATTTATTTCAGTTTTGTCTCCTTCTCATAGCTTTTGCTGAACTGATTCTCAAAATCAGCAAAAGAAAATGACCGCCCTCCTCCAAGATTGCGGTCATTTTCAATGACATAACCAATCGGGAGTAACCGTTCATGGCTGCGTCCCTTTTGTGCCCTTATTTTACACCCAAACCACCGTGTTTGTCAACGCCGCCGCAGAGCGGTATTTTTTATTCCTGTTCCCGCACCATGCGGTAAAATGTACTCTTTTTCAGTCCGAGCCGGTCCATCGCCTGCACGGCCGTGATGCTCCCACTTTTCCACAGTCCTGTGACTAACTCCCACTCGGCGGGCAGCTCAGTCTTTTTCCGTCCAAGCTGCCGCCCCTGCTTTTTCGCCTCGGCGATCCCCTCAGCCTGACGCTGGCGAATGGTGAGGCGCTCCTGCTCTGCGATCGTTGCGAGCACCTCGATCATAATGTTGTTTACCATTTCGCAGATCCACTCCTGACCTTTGGGAAAGTCAGCCATCGTGCTCGGCAGGTCGATGATCTTCACGCGCACACCCATCGCCTTGTAATATTCCAGTTCTTGTTTGACCTGCTGTTTGTTGCGCCCGAGCCGATCAAGACTCTTGACGATGAGCGTGTCGCCCGGCCGCAGCAGTGCCTCGCGCAGATACTGGTATCCCGGGCGGTTGAAGTCCTTGCCGCTCTCCTTGTCGGTGATGATGTCGCGCTCATCGGCGATGTACTGCCGCAGCGCTGCAATCTGACGGTCGAGATTCTGTTCGCGCGTGCTGACCCGTGCATATCCGTATACTTTTTCCATATTTGACCTCCTGCCTGCTTAATGCGTCTCAAAATGTCCTGTTGTCTCGCGGAACGTCCGTAAATCAAAAGACAAGCCTTTTCGCACGCCATACCGATAAAAATACCGCCGTCAATCTGCCGTGCGAAAAGGAACACCTTTTGACACGGCTATTTCGACCATAATTTCCCGACCAGCTTCCTCGGCCCGCTCTCATCGGCATACCCCATCCGGCGGGCGCACTCGCTCCAGCTTTTGCCGTCCAGATACCGCAGCCGCAGGGCGCGCCGCGTCATGGAGTCGGAAACGCTGTCAATCCACTGCCGCACCGTGTCGCGCTCATCCTGGCACTCGGCCTCAATGGCCTGCAGCCTATCCCGTACCGCGTCCAGTGCATCCCGGCCAAACAGACAGCCGACGCCGTAAGTCTCCTCGATCCGCTTGTGGTGCCGCGCCTCGCGCGCAAACCGTTCTCTTTCTTCTTCCAGTTCACAGACCAGGCTTTCCACCTGTTTCAACCTGTCTTTTGTCATTGTGCCGTGCTGCACCTCCTGCCGCGCAGATTTCCCGCCTTGCTTCCATCACCGTTACGCGCTTCCGCGCGCTCCGTCCTTTGAGAGAGTACAAACAGTAATGTGATTACATTCTGTATTCATTCGTCCGAACCTCTCCGATAAACCGCAGGGGAATTGTTAGACCCCCTACAAGCCACAAAAGCGGCTATTCCCCGCTTTCTCTCAACACCGCCATACGCTGGCAGGCTTGTTGTATAATCTCCTGCGTCTGCGCCGTATCCGTTCCCACGGATCAGGTGCAGCGCGTTTCTTCTGGCGTGTCCAGTATGCGTCAAAAGCTGCTCGACCGACGATCACGCCGACCAGATAGTGGAATACGCCGTACTGGTTTTCCTTCGTTTCGCTGTCGATCACTTTCACACCGGGCGGAACCTCTCCAGCCTCGTTATCTGGCAAACGCAAACGCAGCGGTTCATTCGGCTTTTTCAGGTTTCGGCTGCAGGAATAGGCACGCCGTCCCTTGCTGTGTGGCTGATTGAGCAAATACTTCACCGTATCCTCGAAAAATTCCGTGTTCTGCCGCAACGGCCGAACGTCTACCGCACCGTGGCCCCAGCAGTCCGCAATAATTTTAGTCATAATGGCCAACGCACCGGCACCGGTAATGCCGCGCATTACAATGTGGAAATGTGCCCGCACCGGACAACCGGGCAGTTCATGCTCCGCTGGAAAGATGATATACGCGTGCTCCTCGCCCATCTTTGCCATTGCTTTACGCATGGCCTTGTGGAATGCCTCTAAATCCTTACCCTCGTTTTCCGGGGCCTCGGCGTATGTAAGACATACAAACAGATCGCGCATCTCGCAAAAATTCACGGCCATAATCTGCATGACCTTCCAGCGCTGAGCCAGCGCATTACTTCGTTTTTTTGCCTCAGACGTCTGTTTCTGTCGTTCTCCGCGCTGCCGTTTGCTCTCACCGGGCACAAAACCGGTAGAATACAGCGACATTTGATAAAGCGCGCCATTAGCTTCTTCTTTTTGAAAAATCATAAATCACCTCTTGCGGCCGACTCCTGCATCTGCGCCGCAACATATATAGTAAGTCGGATGAAGCCAGCCCTTCACGGGCTGGCTTTCTCTTTTCCGTTTTTCATCTTCCAAATCTTCCGCGCCTCAGCCACGAAAACCTTGCGGTAATCGCGCTCATACGCGCCAAACCCATAAGTAACCACAGCCGCCGTCATGCAGTTGATCAGCTCGTCCGCCGTCAGACCGTTCTCAGCAGCATTCCGGATAAACTCACGCATTTCATTATCCGGCGGCCGCCCAAACGACCGTCTGTAATGCGAATCAATCAGGTGTGCCGTCTCTGCCGGGCTGCGCTCCATCCTGAACACCACCCTCCACAATATCAAACAGCGTGTTCTCGTCGAGATCGCGCAGTTCGAGCTGACCGTCCACGCAGCGCAGCTTGAGCATCTCCTTGACCTCGCCGTTAGACTTGTTTTTCTGCGTAATGGCTGAGGTAACATTGTAATCAAAATGGGTCTTGTTGGTTTCGTGATAGATACCGTTCTCGTCTTGCTCTCCCACGTTCCAAAGCTCCACATTAACTTTGAGTGTTACACTGCCCTCGCACAGTCCCTGCCGCACCAGCGTAAACAGCACATCCTGCAGTTTGTCATCAAACAGATTGACAGCGCCGTTAAAGATTCCGCCGCGCAGGCTCATCTCGTGTCTCATTCGCCTGTTCCTCCTCTCTGATTCTCTTCAAGGTTTTCTGAATTCCCGCGTGCCGCGCCACCTTAAAATCGGTTTCCAGTCCAAACAGCTGGATGATCTGCTCAGTGACATTGACCACATCAGCCAGTTCTCCGGCAAGGTGTTCCAGTCTCGCGGTCAAATCTCGTTTCTTGCCGCCCAGCTCGTGATAGCTGAGCAGCATCAACACCTCACTTGCCGCGCTCGTAGCCTCGCCCAATTCTTCCATCAGCTTGCAAACCTGCTTGTCCTCGCCGTAATAATGGGCGATCTGCATCAGCTTTGCCGCTCTCTTTGCATTCATATTTTTCCTCCTAATCAATCTTGAGTTTCCCGTAATAACGAATATCCATCCGGCTGACGTCCTCCGCCCGCAGCCGCAGCTTTTCAAAGGCGTAATCGTCGTCTACCTCTGCCCGCATTTTCGCAAGCTCGTCCGAGTTCTCCTGAAACGCCTCGAAAAACTTCTGCAGGTGCTCCGGACCGAATCCGTAAGCATCGTGCAGGCTGACCGCCATCAGCCAGAGATACCGCTGCATGCTCTGCTCGACGTTCAAAAGCGCCGCCTCATCCATCGCCAGTTGCAAGCGATCTCGCCGCGCCTTGAGCACATCGGCGTAATGCATGCCCCGCGGCTTGCCTTTGCCTTTCTTCTTCACGCCAGACGATCCCCTTCCTTGCGCAGCCAGTCCGCAATCACCTTTGCAAACTTCTCGCAGGCGGCCTCATCGCTTGCCTGCAGCTCCGCCTTGATCTTATGTAAACTCATCTGATAGCCCTCGTTTCTCTTAAGTGTTCGCGTACTGTTCTCATGTTGCGTTTGGTTGCCTTCGCAACCTCTCGCACGGACATGCCGGAAGCGAACAGCCGCGCCATTTCGCGCACTTCCTCATCCGTCACGCGCGGAACGGGATCGGGCAGCAGTCCGCGCGTGCGCAGACGCGCCGCAACAGTAGCTTTGCTGCGTCTTGCCAACTCAGCGATATCCGCAATATTTCTGCCGGCTTTGTACCATTCGCACCATTGGTCTACGTCCGCGCCGCTGACCGGACCCTGCACGCCTTTCTGCGGCGTAAGCAGTGCCGGCAAATAAATGCCTGTCGGCACCTCGCTGCACAGCCCGCGCGCATCGTCCTGCGGCGTAAATACGCATTCGCGCGTGTAGTAAGTACAGTGATCGAACAGACTGTAATGCTCGGTCTCCTGTATCTCAAACCGGCCTTGCGGGTGTCTCCAAATAACCCGCATCTTTTCTTTTTCTCGCATATTGTTCCTCCTGCCGCGCCTTGAAAATGGCGCTTTCTATTTCTTTCTTCTTTTCCCATACGTCCGGCAGCTCGGTAAACGGCTGACAGATTGGGTAAGCCTTGCCCTCATCGCCGTAGGTGCCGACAAGGTGATACTCCACCTCGCCAAACAGGGTGCGCTGAACCTCAACGCGCACCCTGTCGATCCGCACCCGCGGCAGCTCGGTCAGCTGAGAATACGGTTTGATCTCCAACCCGCTAAATACCAGCATCGCTATTCTCCCTGTTCGCCTGTCTTGCCTGCCACCGTTCGAGCAGCAGCTTATCAAATGCAGCTTTCCGAGCCTTTTCAGCGCGTTCCTGTCCTTTTTCGACGGCCTTCACGTACCGCATGCAGCGTTCCACCCGGTCATGCGGCATCTGGAACTTCTGCCGGTTTTTCTTCCAGTCTGCCATCAGCGGATCTGCCTCATCAGGTCGGCGCGGTACGCAATGTGTGCCGCCTTATCCATGGAGACGCGGGCGGCCTTGCGGGCCCTGACCTCCGCTGCCGCCTGGCGGCGCTTTGCCGCGCAGAGATCCGCATAGCAGATTGCCATGCATACCAGCATGGCTGTTCCGAGCACCGCCGCCTGCATGCGGCTGCAGGCACCCGCGATCTGCATGTACATCACGCCGCCGAACACCGCCGCCGACAGGCTCATCATAAACTTACTTGCTTTCATCTTTCTTCCTCCGTTCCTGATTCATCAGTAATTCCCACGCCGTTTTCTGCAGGCGCTCAATGCGCCGCTGCATTTCCTCCGGCGGAACGTCACGGTAGCAGTCGTCGTCTATGCGTACCGTACCGTTCGGATAATGATATTCAGCCACGATTGCCACCGTAACCACCCCTTTCTAAAGCCTATGCTTAAACCGGCTTGTCTGTTGCCGTTCGCGCCGCCTCTGCCTCTAAATTGAACTTTTGTGCTTTCTCAAGCTCAATGCGGGCAGCGATCCGCAGGCTCTCTGGCGCTTCCGGGTCAGCCAGCAGCTGCTCGGCGCTCATGCCGAGGTATTCGTTAAATGGTTTCATGCAGGTTTCACCTCGATCTTTTCCGCAATATCAATAAATCCCTCTGCAACGTCCAGCGCCTCCTGCCTGCCGTCGCAGAAAAACTGCCGCCATCGGTTCTCACCGACCAGGCGCTTCTCCAAAACCCAAACTTCGTACTTCATGGTGTGCTCCTTGTGTTTCTGTTTCCTTTCCGCTACAATAAGAGCAGAAAGGAATGATTTTTATGCCTAAAAATGTGTCTATTGTAGCTGAAACGCTTCTCTTCAATCTTTACCATACTTTCCGTCAACGCATAAAAAATGGTGAAAACCGGATAGAAGCAATAAGATTCAGCAAACCGCTGGATGAATCCCTTTTCCCCGACCTGCTGTTACTTGAGCTTGAGGACGGTATTGAAATTGCACGTTCGCAAGGTTGGATTGAAGAACTTACAATGGAATACGAACTCACTGTCGCCGGCATTGAATATGCTCAAAGATACGAACAGAAAGAACATCTGATTGATGCAGCTGAAGCAGCAATCCGTCAAGCAAATGCAGCCGAAAAAACCGCAGTGCTTGCCCAGCAAGAAGCGGATCAGGCAAAAACAGATGCGTTCAAATCAAATCTTTTCGCCATTGCATCTCTTGTCATTTCAGTGATTTCCCTTATTCTCCAATATCATCAATATCATTTTCTTCGATAAATCATGCTTGCAATTTGAAAACCAATGGCAATACCCAACGTCAGTGCCTGGATCATCATAAGTAAAGCCTCTGTTTTATCCATGGTGTCACCCCTTCCCTTCCGCCTGCTCGGCGTCCAGACCTCTGCGAATCATCACACGCAAAATCTCAGAGAATGAGCATTTGCAATATTTTTCACTCTTCCGCAATTCGTAAACTGCATTTTCCAGTTCCGGCGGAAGGCTGATTGTCTTTCTCGGCATCTCAGTCATTTGTACCTCTCCTTTCAAGTGGTGAACCTGTGATTTATGATGCTATTATAGTTCACCACCTCAGAACTGTCAATAGGAATTTTGAAAAAACTTGACACCGGTTCACCACTGCTGTATGATAAGACCAACGGAGGTGACATACAATGTCAACAGATAAACCACGGTTTACAATCACCGTAGACCCTGCTCTAATGCAGGAAATCGAAGATTATCGGTACAACCATCGTATCAAAAACCAAACACAAGCTGTCATATCTCTCATGCAGCGCGGCTTGCAGGAAATTATGGAAACAGAGTTCAGCCAACCGCAGCAACCGGTCGAGCAATATTCCGCCGACGAACAACAGCTCATCGACGACTACCGCTCCCTGAACGAGCAGGGACAGGAATATATCCGTCAGACCATGTATATGGCAAAACAAACGCATAAAAAAATGCCTGACCTTTCCGATCTGGAAAAGCAGGCATGAATAAAGGGCAAATATATGAAATATCTTACCAAACGGATAATTTGCGCCGCAAGCTGTCTTTTGATTTTAACATCTGCGGCATTCGCCTTATACCCCAGTGATTATGGTCCGGAGGCTGAAAACGACTTTGAAACAAAGCGAGACGCCTATTCAGGCGGTTTTGAATGGGGTGTCGAATATTCCAGCGATCCGAGTAACAGCGACAGTGCCTATAACCAAGGTTATGAAGAAGGTTATAAAGAAGGCTATAACTACGGCACAGAGGACGGTCACGACGAAACCTACGACAGCGCCTACCAGGAAGGCTACGAAGAAGGCTATCGCGCAGGTTTGTCCGACGACCCTTCCGCTCCTGATAATGATATAATCGACAGAAGTGAAGTTGCAGGCACATCAAGCTATCCTCAAAAAACAGAAAAGAAGTCCTGGATTAACTCCGATAATGTTGACTTATTAGTCTTTCCTTTGGTTGGTGTTATCGCCCTGTTTCTGTGGCTATTGGACAAACTGATTCAAAAAAGGAGGTAATTCCATGAAAACCTACACCATCATCGCCGGTGTCAACGGCGCAGGCAAGTCCAGCCTCACCGGCGTACTCCGTCAGGAGATGAACGACCTCGGCGTGATCGTCGATGTCGATAAGCTGGCCGCAGCGAACGGCGGCAATAACATACTTGCCGGCCGTCTTGCCATCGAACGCATTCGCTCCTGCCTGAAAAAAGGCGTGTGCTTCACGCAGGAAACCACGCTGTCCGGTTCGCTCACCGCGCATACCGCGCGGCAGGCGCGTGAAAGCGGCTATGCCGTGCGGATGTACTATGTCGGTCTGGACTCTGCTGAGGAGTCGCTTGCGCGTATTGCAAACCGTGTCCGCAAGGGCGGGCATGACATTCCCGCGGACGATGTGCGCCGCCGCTTTGCAGGCCGTGTCAAGTCGCTGGCTGCTGTCCTGCCCTACTGTGACGAAGCGACCTTTTTCGATAATGATAACGGCTTTGTCGCTGTTGCCGAGTACCGCAACGGCGTGATCGTCTGCTACGAGGACGCGCCGCGCTGGGTAATGTCCCTTGCCGACGCCATCAATCAGCCGTAACCCAAAGGAGTGACCGCTATGCCCACCGACTACGCCCTGTACCTCCGCAAATCTCGTGCCGACCTCGAAGCCGAGGCGCACGGCGAAGGCGATACCCTCACCCGGCACGAGCACATTCTGATGGAGCTTGCCAAGTCCCGTGCCCTGCCCATCGGCGCGATCTACCGTGAGATCGTCTCCGGCGAGCGTATTGCGAACCGTCCCGTCATGCAACAGCTTCTCTCCGAGGTGGAGGACGGCCGCTGGAAGG